CCGGCGCTCCGGGTCCACCCGGTCGTCCTTGCATCGGCCCCGGCGCTCCGGGTCCACCCGCTCCACCTTGTGCTCCGCCCATTGTGCTTCTCCCTCTTGGAAATCCGTTCGGGTTCATGTTCTGCATCGTGTCGCCCTGGTTCGGGTTGGCACGCTGCCCAAGTTCGCCTCTCGCAACAGTGCTTCCTGGTGCTCCGCCCATTACGCCACCAATCTTTGCACGTCCTTGTAGCTCTTGATCCCACAGGCATCCGCGAGTTCCGCGATGATGCCGAGGGGGCCGTCGCTCGATGACGCAAGGATCAACTGCGCTCCGTTCTCTACCATGGGAAGTGCTGCCCTGACAACAGCCGGGGCTTCATCTTGGAATTCGGATTCATCGAGGAAGATCTTGGTGGCCGTGTACTGCCGGAGCACGTCGCCGCCGCTCGCCAGCGCCCAGATGTAGCTCCCGTTTGGGTAGGTCATGTGGCCCACCAAGCCGGTCTTGGTCTTCATCTCCTGCCTGGGCTGCCTGAAGGCTGGGTCTCGGAGGTTATCCTCCATGAACTTGCACCGCTTGTCCACGGCGAACGCAGCCTTCTGTTCCGTCTCCGACATGTAGAACAGGGCGGAACTTGGCTGGAATCTCGCAGCCCAGATGTAGTACCCGCACATCAACCACGACACCATCATTCGCCTGGACTTCGGGAGTGCTACGAGTTGCTCATTCTGGAGAACGGAGAGGGTCTCTCGAAGGTAGGTGTGGTATCCCGGCCAGGGGAATTTCCTGGCGGCGTTGAATGTCGTGATCGCTTCGGATTCGTCAACGGTGATGATCTGCTGCTTGAAGAATTTCCACGGGTTCGTGGCGTAGATCTCTTCAAGCCTATCCCTCTCGTGGAGGAGGAGCGCAGCTTCCTCGCGCTCGGAGAGCATCAGTCGTCGTCTTCCTCAGCGAGCGCACGGAACTCTTCGAGTTTCGCCCTGCGCTCTTCTGGCGTCTGGTTCAAAAGCTCAATGAGTCCCCTTGGGATTTGGAGCGTGTTGTCCTTTTCGAACATGCCAAGATGGCGCGCCAACTGTTCGAGAGCCTTGTCTTGGTCACGCAGTTCGAAGGTGAACGATCCATCCGCCCCTGTTTTCGCTTTCTTGACGAGATGTAATCTCCCAAGCTCTTCAGCCTTTGCCATGTCGGCGACGGCAATGCTCACTGGGACTCCGGTAAGCGGGTCTTCTCCCTCTCTCACCGAGATGAAGTCTGACATGTCTGCCTTTGCGACCTCTGCCCACTCCGCCAGAATTTCGTCCGCCGTCAGTGCATATTCCGCGATTCTCCTGGCGACGATGTGGCGGATCTTCTCGCGCCTGAGAACGGCGCGGCCAACCTGACCGTAGGCTCCGTTGCGGAGCCCGGAATAGTTCGCCGCTCGTGCCGCTCTGGCCGCGTTGAATCCGTTCGAAAGGTAGTTCTCAATGAAGAGAGCTTCCTGGAATGTGATCTCACCGCCGATGAACGCCTTGATCGTTGGGTTGGATTCTGACACCAACTCGAAGACCGCATCGTCAACTCGGCACGCGATCCCGAGTGACTCCAGGAGGTCTACCACATCCTGCTTGGTGCGCTGGGGCATACTGGCCTCCTGGCCAATGGTAGGGCCAAGAATGCTCAGTTGTCAAATAAGAGGGTTAGATCCTCTGGATGGTCGAGATCGAGCCAAATTCCATCGAGTCTGGAGATTGCCTCCCGGGCATACCGTGTTTCCCTCCGCGCTATGAATGAGATCGTCTCGTAGATTGCCGCCTGAATGAACACGTCCTGCTCGTCGAGTCCCTCAAGGATCTGGCCGAGATTCCCTCTGTTGCCCAGGCCCTTGAGGATTTTGGCCGCCTCCACGATCAACGCCTCGTTCAGAAATACTTCAGTCTTCCTCCGACTGCTCCCGCTGCATCCTCTGCTCAAGCTCCCGAAGCATTCCGCTGCATCGGTATCTGACTGGGATGATTGGAGCATCTTGTTCTGGAACCACCTTCTCGATCAGTCCCCGCCGCTCCATCAACTTGAGCCTCATGTGAATCGCCTGACGAGTCCGATTGAACATGTCCGCCAACTGTGGGCCGGTGACAGGCTCATGGATTTTGATTGCGCGGAGTATGTCGATTTGCCTGACGTACTCCTTTTTTCTCATCCCCATCCACACCTCCACTGTAAACTTTACACGTCAAGACGTGGCTGGTCAAGCGGCCTGCTTCTCAATGACGACAATCATCTCGTGGCCGCACTTGCACTTCACTCGCTTCTCTTCGCCCTCGTCTGCAGTGAAGCTGATCGTCCGCTCGCACTTCGAGCACTTGAGGGTTTCAGTAGCCATAAAGCCCTCCAGCTTGTCCTCGTCTGCGAGTCGGTGGATTTCGAAATACATCTGTTGATCTACCATTGAGACTCATTTTAAGTCCTCCCCTCTGTATTGGCAAGTCAAGGAGCGGGATGGGTTGCCAGAAACCTGCTCCGGTTCGATTCGAAATTCACCTGCGTCCTGCCTGTCGGACCGTGGCGCTGCTTCCTGACGAGCAGCACCCCTGCCTCCTCTTCGAGAATTGGTCGATGGGTAAAGATCACGATGTCCGCGTCCTGCTCGATCGCCCCGGAGTCGCGGAGATCGTGGAGTTCTGGCTCCCGGTTGCCCCGGGTGTTGTCTCTGCTCAACTGCGACAGGAGCATGACCGGGACGTTTAGTTGGCGGGCCACAGCTTTCATGTGGCGACTGAGCCACGTGACCCGCTCCGTCGTTCCCATGTTCTTCAGGGGGCAGTGCATCAACTGAAGGTAGTCCACAACCACGAGTCCAAGAGAACCATACCTGATTTGGATGGCTCGTGCATGGGCCATTACGTCCTGGGGCGTCACCATCCCAGGGCTCAGTAAATGAAGCTGGTGGTGTGTGTCCCTGACCCTGGCAAACGCCTCCGCAATACGTTGCCGATTTGTGTCTGTCGTGAAGGATGGGTTCGCTATCACCTTGGCTGAGCACCCGGTCATCCCCTGGACGACTCGTTCGAACAACTCATCCTCACTCATCTCAAGCGAGATGAAGAGAACGTGGTGGGTCTTCATCGCGTTGAGTGCGATCTGCATGGCGAGGGATGACTTCCCGGTGCTGGGGTTCCCGGCGATGACGATCTGGTTCTTCTTTCGGATCGTCACGTAGGCGTCGAGGCTCCCGATGCCGGTTTCGATGCACCTCTCCTGCAGGCCAGCGGCGATGTTCGCCTCGTAAGCCCTGGCGACCTCCGCCATGGTCAGAACTCTGGCCGAGTCTTCACCAGCAAGAGCCTGATACATCTCGGCTAGGACGGCGTGCGCCCGCTCTTTCGGCGGCGACCCGTTCTGTGAGAGCCTCTGCCCGAGCGCCCGCATCTTCCGGTCGAGCGAATGTTCCAAGACGATGTTGACGTAGTGCCCAACGTTGGCGACATCCGGCAGCGAATCCATCAGACCACTGAGAGAGGCTGTACCTCCGGCACGTTCAAGCTGGCGCCTGCATTCGAGAACGTGCCTGATCGAAACGATGTCGATCTTCCCGTCGCCGTTCTCGGCCACGTCGTACATGGCTTCGAGGATGAGCCGGTGGGGCTCGACGTACATGTCTTCAGGCTTGAGTGAGGTCATCACTTCCCAGACCAAAGCCTTGTCCAGCATCAACGCACCGAGGATGGCGGCCTCCGCCTCCCTGTCGTGAGGCAGCCGACCGTCAGGCATCCAACTGCTCTCTCTCGGTCGGCAGGAATCCGTGGTTGTTGTAGAACCCGAGAACGTCGCTGCATCGCGCCTTGAGTTTTTTCGCCCTCAGCGCGATCTCTCGGTCCAAACCAGACTCGGCACCGGTGGCTGGGATCTCATCCTCCCATCTGCGTTGGTTCAACCATGACGTGGCATGAGGGATGTAATCCGGGTTGGTCCAACGGGCGACGTGGGCCGGGAGCGCCTCCATTGCGGCCTTCTGATCTTTGACCGACAGCCCCTCCCACTTTTTCCGAGATGGGGTCGGTTTCTGATGGTTCGGATAGATGGCCCAAAAATCAGAAAAAGGAACCTCTCCTCTCCTCTGTCTCTTCTCTTCTCTTCTCTCCTCTGGTCTAGCATCTGCTAGCATCTGCTTGCGCTCACCTTCAACGACGAGAAATCCGCTGTCGATCAAGGGCTGTAAGTCCGGTGGTTTGTTGAGGTAAGCGACACGCTGGATGTACTCCGTGTCGTCCGGTACGCACCCGTCGTTTCGTGATGCTAGCAACATGCACACAATCGCTAGCAGTCGCTTGCTGTCATCGAACGAAACCCAGTCCTTGCTGGAAAGCAGATCGAAGTGGAGCTTGATCCACGGTGGGTTTCGATCCTTGTAGTGCTGAAATCGGTCCCAGTTCCTCACTCTGATTGTTGCCATCAGTTGCCCTCAGTTGATTTCTGTTGCAGCGTGTGGCAGGATGAATGTGCAGCGAGCCTTCTCATCCGAGGTTCACGCTGTCCCCCGCCCCCTTCGCTGGAGGGGGCATCTTTTTTCCAGAATACCTTTCGGCGAAACGATCTAGTGCGTTCTCATACTTCCCGCATCTGCATTTCCAGTAGGTCTTCTCGCGTGCCAGCCCCATCCACCGTTCTCGAATCGTATCCACAAGCTCTG